ATTCGAGGAAAAAAGTATTTGCTGGCGCGTCTTCCATTGAAAACTTTGTCAAACCATGCAAAGATCCTTTTGAACCTCTTGTATCTACTGTTCCAGATATATCATACGAGTCACAACCAAATGCACCCATATGTTCGTTACCTGGATATTTTACGCCATTTTTTATAATAACGTTATTTTGTAATCTAGCTCCTGGCACCCAACTTATGCCAAACCTACCGTTAGCGTCAGGATTAAAAGTTACACTAGTATCTTTAACACCATTTGTCCATTGAAAATTACCAGGTGTTATTACTGAAGAGTTTTTATTACCTTCGTTATAATCTATTTGCTCATATATTTTTATAAGATTAAATAAACTATTTTTAGTCTCGTCTCTAAATGCGTGCTCTTCTGTTCTAGGAAACTGACGATAAAATTCATTTAAAGCATCTTGATCGTCACGCAAACCATCAGCTTCATTTTCCCAGTGGTTTATAACGCCTTGATCTATTTCTATTCCGTGTGGATCAAATGTTCGTTGTTCAGGATCACTGAATACAGGTCGTCCGAATTCATCAATGAATCCTTCGTAATTCCATTCCATAGGAATAAACAAAGAATATAATCCCGACTTAGTTTGTCCATTTCTATTGCGCTTGGTAACATCTGAATCATTATATAAGTTTTTAAAGTTATCACCACCTTTCTCTAACGAATTACTAGTGCTACCCATCATACATTTACCAACAACTCTACTACCTAAACGCAAACAAGTTTTTGTAACTCTCCAGTTATTTTTTATATTATCAGGTCTTTCCCACTTACCACTTTCGTCGTGTACTAATAAGTTTAACTTTTCACCATCATAACTATTATCACCTGTATTCTTCCAGTCTATAGTTGTATCAAGACCTTCAACATCATCCATCTCTTCACGTTCACGTATTTTTTTACGTGTAAACTTTTTAGCTGGTACTCTATATGCTAGCTCTGACTTTGGCCTGTCCATACCATCTTGTATTGGTTTGAAGAAAAAAGGATAATTCAAACTAATAGGTACTACTTTATCAGTGAACATTTTTTTTGCATCAGCACCAGTCTTTGATAATATACCAAATCTACTATCACTAGCAAGTGTAGCTAAATTAACTGTTTCAGCTGAACTCATAAATGAAAAACCAGATCGTCTATTTTTTAAATAACACATACCGTAGCATCTATTATCAGCTTTGCAAGCTTCCCAAAATATATAGAATAATCTATTTGCTTCTCTATAATCAGGTGCACCTACATCTATTTTGCTCCATTGTAAATACATATAGTGCGTGCCAGTTATATAAGTTGGCTTACCATTATTCATAAACCAAAAACCTTCTTCTCTTCTTTTAAACTCTTCGTCTATATAACCGTAGTGTTCTTCTTTAAAATCAAGAGAATAATCTTGCCAATCAAATACTGTTTTAATTTTTTTAAACTCAGGTTTATCTGCAAAACGTTTCCACTTTTGCTCTGACTTTACTTTACTACAAGAATATATTTCTTTTGGTTGATTAGGTAAAGCTATTTTTAAACCTTGTATTTCTATAACATCACCTATCATACCAGTTTTTGATATTACAACAACATCGTTTTCCTTGTTATAACCATACTCCCACTTTCTAGATTTATTTAACCTTTTTAAAGTGTTAAGCTTTATTGGCTCTACTATTTTATATAACGTTTGCTCGTACTTCATTTTGATCTACCTTCTGCAAAACCTTTAAATGTAGTTTCTTTTTTTTCTTCAACCTTACCTTCAAGTATATTTTCTTCCTCGTTTATACGATTAAGTATTTCAAAAGCATCAAATATAGCTAGCTTTTTTGTAGCGGCAGCGTTCTTTAATCTATCAGCTGATATATCATCATCACTATCGACAATGGGTTCTTTAGCAACTTTAATAAGTTCTTCAACTGCTTTCTGCCCAGCTTGGATTATATTCTTCTTCGTTTCCTTGATATTCATATTTAATTGTAATAAATTTATTCATAATCCTATAAAGTCTTTCACCGTTTATAAAATCTTCACACTGCATATTTGGTCTAAAACCAACAAGATCATTAGTATTTAAAAATCCATCAGAATATTTAACTACGCCAATTAAGCTTTTTTCTTTTTCAAAGCTAAAGCTATTATCTGATTTTATAGGTTTTATTAGACTATAACCTGGCATAGCTTTCCAGTTTTCTTTTTTATATAAATATATTTGATCTAAAGAAACTATATACGTATTATCTTTCCAGTAAGACCTACTATTTTTTTCTCTACCTTTAACATCATGCCATCTTCTAAACACGTTGTGGTGTACTATTACTTCATCACCTACGTTAATAGGTGATTGAAATAATAGTGGAGTAGCGATTACTTTTGCTAATCTGTTAACATATTGATGATTATAAATCTCTGTATTTAATATTAACTCTTTGTTGTAGACTCGCTTAACATTATTATAACGCTCGCCAATAGGAGCCACAACAAAATCTCTATAACCATACATTAATATTCTAAATTATATTCAACTGATATAGCCATGTTTTTATTAAAGTCTTTCCACGGTATAACAATTTTTTCTTTTCTAATATAAATACAGTACTTATCTTCTTCTTCTATTATATCACAGATCTTATGACCACCGTAAACCTCTTGATCTACAGCGTAGTGCATTGAATCGTTTTTATAATCTTTACCTACAGTAATTTTTCTTATAATATTACTTTTCATCTTTCGGCCAGTTAATAGTACCATCTTCTAAGTTAACATCGTAAGAACCATACTCTTTAACAAGCTTGTCTTGTAATAACTTAATTTTATCTTGTGTTATAGCAAACTCATGAAGAGCAACGTGTTTTTGTACTTCTATTTTACCAATATTAAATTGTATAGTATTAACATTGTTTACAACTTCTTGAAGTTCTTTTAAGTCTTGTTCAGATATTTTTTCTGCTTTTACCTTTAATTCTATTTCTTTTTCTTTATTTGACATAATTTAATTTAATTTAATTTAATTTATATTTATTTTAATATTCAAATCCAAAGTTAAATTGAATTGGACTTTTGAAGTATATTTCTTCATCATCATCAAAAGCGGTATCTACTCTATCAACTGCTATTAGATTTGCTGCTACACCTGTTACTGTACCTATAACTCCACCTGCGTTACCACCAGCTTTAATTACATCTCCTACAGCAAATATATCATCCGCATCAACTCCATCAGTAACTAAACCAACACTTGTTGTTGAAGTAGCTTGATTACTAGCTTGATTTAATAAAACTCCAGTTCCAAAATCCATACCACCTTCAGTATTTATACCAGCTACAAAAATAGTTTGATGACCTTCTCTTGTAGCAGAAAAAGCATCATCATATGTATATTGACCACCTATAGTTTTATCTCCTTGTAACATAAGAGGTGAAAACATATGAAGATGATGATCTACAGTTGTGTCTGCAGTTACAGATGAAAAACCACCTGTAGACCCAAAATTATAGGTATCAAGTGGGTCATTACTATCTTCTGTTTCTGAAGCATTTATGAAACAACTACCTATTAAATAAGGTCTTACAGCAACTGCATCTATTGTGGTAGGATTTACATTTGATGTACCTAAACTTGTTGGTGGTTGGTTATCTATTGATTTTGCAAATAACAGTCTAAAGTTTAAACCACCATTACCAGTAGCAGCGTTAGTACCTTTAACCATGTAAGATATGCTTTTTAATTCTACAGCACCTCTAGTAGGTATTTCTATAGGTGTCCAATTAAATATAATGTCACCTGCGCTAAGCTGCTGTGTAGCTCTAAAACTCATGTGTGGTTTTAAATTTTTTAATATTTTCATTTTACTTTTTATTTATTTGTTCGTTTTTCTTTGACGATCCGCCGAAGAAAAAATCGACTACCGTATTAACTTTGGCACTCATAGCACCGAATATTGTTGAGATGAAACTAATTTCAAACTCACCTAAGTTTATTTCTTTAACCACAAAGACCTTAAACATCATAAAACTTAGTCCGAAGTACGCAGCAGTAAATAACGTTGCAAGTACTTTTTGAATAAACGCGTCGTCTTTGTACATATCTCTAGCGCTCTTTCTGTCTTCGACTTCTTTTGCGAAGGCTTCTTTCTCAGCTTCGAGTAATAAGCTCTTGAGTGCAAGCTTGGCTTCATCTCTTTCTTTGTCTGTTGTAATAACTTTATCAAGTATTCCTTCTGCATTATTAACTACTTTACTGAATAAACTACCAATTACATTTCCTATCATCGTTCATTATCTTTTATCATATCATCGATAGACTTATTCATTACCTTATCGGTGTATGATTTGTTATTAAAAAATACACTCTTTACTGAAGTCGGTA